TGCTTTCCTATGAATATTTAAATGATGCCGTTGAGCTTTCAAACAGTAAAATTCCTGTTCTTGTAATTGAAAACAAGAAAATTTTCGTGTACATGAGGTCTCTGCAAGCGCAGGTTGATACCATTAAAATTCCAGAGCTATCACCTTTTAAGAAACTCAACAAAGACATGGGATGGTCAATCTATCCGAAAACAATCGGAAAAAACGTTGCCGGATTTTATAACACATACACAGACGATAATGGCAAACTGGTGTACACAGGCACGATTTTGGGCTACGCAATCGCACTAAACACTTTTGCGAATCTACGTGGTTTTGATGCATCGGACGTTGAAATTGGTATATATGATGAGTTCATTCCTGAGAAAAGAGAGCGCAAAGTTGAAAATGCAGGATATGCTTTTAAAAATGCATATGAAACCATGAACAGAAACCGAGAACTAGACGGAGAAAAACCGATTCAGTTCCTACTCTTTTCAAACTCTGAAAATCTTTCATGTAATATGTTCATCGAAAACAACTTAATGGAAAAGGTATCTGCAATGGATATCCGAAAGCAATCAGTTTCAATCATGCAGGAACGTGGGATCGGACTTTTTAATCTATTCGATTCACCAATATCGGAACGTAAGAAGGAAACCGCTCTCTATAAAATGTCAGGAGCGGATTCCAATTTTAACCGCATGGCGCTCGGAAATGAGTTTTATTCCGCAGATTACACAGGCATTAAACCAACAAATATTAAAGAGTTAATCCCCTTATGTCGTATGGATTCAATCACAATATACGAACGAAAAAACAAAAACACAATATACGTTACAAGACATCACTCAGGCAATCCACCCGCATACACACAGTCTGACAAGGATATAAAAGCGTTCCGCAGGGACTATGTGTACCTATGGGATATGTACCTATCAAATAAGATCACTTTTGAAGATATCACATCAAAATCACTATTTGAAAATTATTTTAAGGACAAGTATTGACTTGTCCTTTTTTCTTTGCTATAATCTGTCATAGAAAGACAAGTGTTCGTGGCACACGTACAACACGTTGGGAGCGTGGGATCATAATGATCCAATGTGCAGGAGTATGTACAACTCAAGAATTTGTAACACTTAATCTTTCAATCACATATGCGGAGTGTCATAGCCCGCATATGTTTTGTTTCACGTGGAACATGGTTCTCACCTTTCTTCCAATGTTCCACGTGAAACATATATTATATGTTGTGCTAACTATAATAATGGAGGTGAAACATGGATATCAATTCATTATCAACAATTATCAGCAACATCGGTGTTCCTTGCGCTTGCCTTATCGCAACTTTCTACTTATGGCAGAAAGAAACCGATGCACATAAGGAAGAAATGAAAAACATGACAGACGCACTCAACAACAACACTCAGGCACTTACTAAACTCACAGATCATATCACAGGGATTGATAAATAATGACGATCAATTATAATAAAAATATCAGAGGTGTGTATATCGTCACAACGAACACTGAGCCTCTGATGGTCAGGGCAGAGCCTAACACAGACGGAACAGTCATCGCCGAAATGCCGAAAAATACTAAATGCATCTGTCTAGGATGCTATTCTGGAAACTGGTATGCAGTCACCTATGAACATGATGGTATCATTTCCACCGGATTTTCACACAAAAATTATCTCAGGAGGGATTATAAGATATGACATTAGACAACTTAATCACACTTATCACGGCAGGATTCACAAAAGATGAGATCCTCACAATGTCAGGCACACAGCGTGCCCCACAGCCACAGCCACAGCCACAGCCACAGCCACAGCCACAGCTCTATCCACAGAGCTATCCCCAGAATCAGGGGCAGGGTGTACAGGGATATACACCGCAGTTTCCACAGGGCTATCCGCAGGCACAGACACAGGCATATCCGCAGACACAGGCACAGCAGGCAAGACAGATTGGCGATCAGAATGATGTTATGAGTGCACTTAAAAGTCTCACAAGTGCGGTACAGAGTAACAACGTTAACCTGATGCAGAACTCAGTTCCGAAACAGGTTACAACCGAAGATGCTATTGCAAGCATTATCAATCCACCAAACTATGAGGGATTAACAGGAGGTGAAAAATAATGGCGAATACATTAAGTTTCGATCAGATTAGCACAGTTCTGAATGATATTGTTAAACAGGCCACAGGTGTTGAAACTATGAAAGCAACGGACACAAGCTCGTTTGTGGCGCAGGCGCAGACAGCGTTACTTGTCGGAAATGACAGGATCATGAACAGCATTTCTCAGGTATTAGACAGGACTATTTTTTCTGTAAGACCTTACAATGCAAAATTTAAGGGACTGAGAAGAACCACACAGCAGTGGGGAAACCATGTGCGTAAGTTGGGGATGCTTGATGATGATTGGGAAAACGATCAGAGACAGCCACTTGATGATGACACAGCGGTCGATATGTACAAAATCAAAAAAGGTAAAGTTTTACAGACAAATTTTTATGGCGGTCAGATATTCCAGAGACATAGGACTTATTTCAGAGATCAGTTGGATCAGGCGTTCAGAAATCCTGATGAGTTTGGACAGTTCGTTTCTATGTATACTCAGAATACTATGGACATGATCGAGCAGGCACATGAGAGTATGGCAAGAGCTTGTGTTGCAAACTATATCGGAGCTAAAAACATCTGGCAGGCAGGAGTTACAGCAAGTACAGCAGGGTATACCGGAGAGCACGTTGTTAAGTTGCTCACGATGTACAATACAGAGAACGGAACAAAGTTAACCGCCGAGGATGTAAGAAAAGCGGAGAATTTCCCGAGTTTTTATAAGTGGGCTTGTGCGAAAATCATGACTTACATGGACTTTTTCACAGAGAGAACAACTCGATTCCATGCGAATATCACGGGAAAAGAGATTGCAAGACATACTCCTTTACAGATGCAGAACATCATGATTTTCAGCCCAGATTTGCATACTGCCGATACTACGGTTCTGAGTAACACGTTTCATGACCAGTATTTGAAGATTGCCACAAATGAAAAGGTTAATTTCTGGCAGACACTTGAGAGTCCGATGAATATTAATGTTACGCCTAGCGTTATGATCCCGGATGGAAGTGTTGAAAAAGGTGAAGCTCAGGTGATGAGCAATATTTTTGCAGTACTGTTTGACGAGGAGGCTATGGGGCTCACTACGATCAACCAGTGGAGTAGCACAACGCCTTTCAATAGCGCAGGAGGTTACTGGAATATCTACTATCATTTCACAGATCGTTACTGGAATGATCTTACAGAAAATGGACTTGTTTTTGTTCTGGAATAGGAGGAAATAATAATGGCGGTAACAGTCAATTTTAAGACAGCAAGCAAAAGAGTTAATTCTACAGGAGTTGTCGGCGGTGATGTTACCGCCGTTTCCTGTAATATTAATGAGCCATGTTCTATTGAAAATCCGCAGATCATTCTGAGAAATGGGGGTAGTGCCCCGTCGTGGAATTACTGTGAAATCAGTGAATTTGGAAGATCATACTGGGTGGAGGACTGGGAGTACAGAAACAACACATGGATTGCACATTGCGTTGTGGATGTGCTGGCAACGTACCGTGATACGATACAGGCAAGTAATTTGTTTTTTATCAGAAGCTCTACGAGTTTTGATGGGGATGTGATGGACACTCTATATCCAACGTTGTCAACACCAGTTAAGAAACGGACAGTCGTTAATGATGGTTTATTTCCGGTTGCTGAGTATGGTTTAAATCAGGGGTATTTTGTTTGTGGCATTGTGGGTGAGGATGGACTTACAAATTTTTATGCTTTTATTCCAACTAATTTTGCAGATTTTTGCTCAAAGATATTTTCTACTCTTGACTGGGCGAACAACTCAGGTCAGCAGATCACAGATAGTGTGCTAAAATGTTTGTTCAATCCGTTTCAATATCTGACAAGTGTTATGTGGTTTCCTTGTGAAAATGTTGGCGCCGGAAGTACGCAGGTTTCAGAGGTTAAGTTTGGTTTTTGGTCTTGCGATGTGACTGCATTGAAGTTGGGTAATAAGCCTTTTTATAGCAGGTCTTTTGATATGCCGATTTCTCAACACCCACAGGTTTCACGTGGAACATTTTTAAATGCGTCTCCGTTTCGTAGGATTCAGTTAACTATTGACCCGTGGGGAACGTTCGATATTGACGGAGGAAAAGTTGCAAGTGCTGAGAGCGTAACAGTCAGCGAAACTATTGACTGTGTGAGCGGAATTGGTGTAATGTCAGTGAGCGCAGGAGGTGTTACTTTATATAGTGGATATGCACAAATTGGAGTTAACATACAAGTGAGTGATTTACGGGCAAACATTATTGAAAGTGGAAGTAATTTGCTAAGTAGTATCGGGAATTTATTTTCTGGCAATTTTTTGGGAAGTGCGTCAGGAGTTGCAAATGCAGTTGAGAGTGCGATACCCGATGTACATACCAGAGGTGTTAATGGTACGTTGTTATCAATAGCACGTATACCTTTCGTTATTGAAACATTCTATAAAATCACGGATGAAGATAGAGCAGATAATGGCAGACCTTATATGAAAAATGGCACAATGCAGGAGTTAGGCGCTGGGTATTATGTGGTTGAAAATGGTTCGATTAATGTACACGGAGCAACTCGGAACGAAAAAGAACAGATCAAACAATTCCTTGAGGGGGGTGTTTTTTATGCGTAGTTTCCCTGCAAGCAATATTTCAATGTTTGTTGCGCTTATGACAAGTGCTAATGCAGGGCAGAACCCATGGGGATCTGGTGGAGCAGGCGGGATCGGAGGGTTGATGCTATTGGCTATGAATTGGTGGATTGAAAAATGTAATGATCCTGCGGTTGGTTATTCACAAGAATATAGAAACGAGCGTACAGTTAATGGCATAACCTACTATGATTGTTCATCATTTGTGTGGTATGGTTTGGGACATGCAGGCTATGAGATCAATTTAAGTGCATGGCCATTTACAACTTATACCATGGGTGGAATTTTGAAAAGTCTTGGCTTTGAAGAAATTATAATATCAGACTTTGCAACTTTTGATTTTCACGTTGGTGATATTCTAGTTATTAATACTAGTGAACATCAGCATACGGAAATTGTTCACGATCTGGAAAATGGCGGTCATACAATGGGAGCGCACAGTTCAAAAAAACCGTTACCGGATCAGGTTAGTATTAATACGTATGATCTTCAGAGCGGTATTCATTACACACATTGTTATCGTTGGCCTTTTTCTGGCGGTGACTGGCAGATCGGTGGAAATAGTGAGTATTTCGGAAATCCCGAGGCCAACCTGTGTGGAAATAATGAAAAAGCCATAAATAACGCAACCGTGATATATAATTATTTTAAGTCACAGGGATGGAGTGTAAACGCTATAGCTGGGCTGTGTGGAAACATACAACAGGAAAGCACTTTCAATCCTGCGTTGATTGAAATTGGAGGTACTGGACATGGGCTTGTACAGTGGACACCCCCAACTGATTTATATAATGTTCTTGACGTGCTGTTTGGAAATCATGATGATTGGTATAATGGACAAAAACAGTTGAGCGTTATTTTTGCAGAGTTTCAGCAAAGCTCTGGAATTAAAAACTGGGGTATCGAGCCACAATGGTATAGCACGAGTGCATACCCTTTAAGTTGGAGAGAGTGGAGTGTTAGTACACAGGATGCAGGTTACCTTGCACTTGCGTTTCAGGCAAATTATGAAAGACCTGCTAGTATACATCAGGAACGTGCCGGATATGCTAGAGCGTGGTTCGATTATTTTAATAGCTTATAGGAGGTAAATATATGTTTGGATGTAATACAGGAGTTGGGGCTCCTGTGATGTATAATTATATCAATCAGTATAATAGTAGCATAAGCCCGAGCACTAACCATTGCAAAAATACTCAGTTATTTTGGTATTTTCAGAGGTATTTATTGCAGAAAGCTATATCTGTGATGAAATGGGATGTTCCCGATAACTGGGATAAGGATTATTTTTTGTATTGTTTGTATTGTTGGGGCACAGTTGCGGTTATTAATACCGACAAATTTGGTGTTATTCCACAGGGATGCACTCTTAAGGGGTATAATGTTTTTTACAGACCGGCGCAGGCTGTAATTAGCAACCCACTTTTAAAAGGTGTGATTGAGCCTGTGATCGGAGAACAGTGTGTTCTTTTTAAGTGCACCGCCGACTATGGTGGAATCATGGATCTGGTGGGAAGATATGCTAATGAAATGGCTATTGCTATGGAATCATTGGATATGAATGTCATGAACAGCAAACTTGCTTATGTTTTCAGAGCAAGAAACAAGGCAGGAGCGGAAAGTCTGAAAAAAGTCATGGATCAGGTTATGAGAGGTGAATTGGCTGTTTTCTATGATGAAAAATTAAGAATACAGAGAGGGGATCAGACAGAAGAACCGTGGGATTATTTTGTTAATAATCTGCGACAGAACTATATTGCCGGTGATGTTCTGGACACCCTAAGAAGATTGGAGGAACTTTTCTGTACTGAAATTGGTATTCCGTCGGCAAGATCAGATAAAAAAGAAAGAATGATATCGTCCGAAGCGGAAAGCAATGATGTTGAAACTTCAACTAGGATGGAAATGTGGTTGGATGGTTGGAAAAAAAGTTGCTCTGATGTTAGGAAAATGTTTGGTGTGGATGTAAATGTGAATTGGAGACACGATCCGAATAAGAAAAATGTTTCACGTGAAACATCAGGAGGTGATGATGAGTGAGTTTGTTAACCGTTGAGGGATTATATAATTATGATGACACGTTATTTAACGGGTTTAATGTTCCCGAAGGGCTTGTTAAACAGATTGCTATTGATACAATTTTGATGAGGACTAGGGAATTGGAAATTTTATATCCAGATCTTAACTACATGAAAACCAGAATCACGATATGGAGTAACAAATATCAGATTAACTGGAAAAAGTTGTATGATACAACGGTATTAGAATACAATCCGATTGAAAACTATGATCGTATGGAAGATTGGACAGATACCGATGATGAAACTAGCACTAGTGCTAGAGATAATACCCGAAACACCACAAACACAGTAAAAAGCACTAGCACTAACGAAATCATGAATAGTGTTAATGTGACGGATCAAAATACCGCTTTTAATGCGGGACTTGCGGATCACGCAAAACAGATTACGGATGGAGACACAACCGAAAACGGGAGTATCACTAATACGGAAACCGGAAAAGATACGGAAAATGAAAACGTAAACGGCGGTAGAACCGGACGGCATACAAAAACGGGCAGAGCGCATGGAAACATCGGTGTTACTACTTCTCAGCAGATGATACAGAGCGAAAGAGATTTAGTTATTTTCAACCTGTATGATGTGATTGCGGAAAGTTTTATTGAAAATTTTTGCTTGATGGTATATTAATAGGAGGTAGAAGTATATGAGTATGGAAAATTTAGGGCCTTATAGTAACTTTCATGAACTTAATCAAGACTGGTTTTTGAATGAGTTTAATAAGGTGTTAGAACAATGGAAAGCAATGCAGAAAAATTTTGACAGCTTGCAGGATGCTTTTAATGATTTAAAAAGCTATGTGCAGGATTATTTTAAAAATCTGGATGTACAGGATGAAATTAACAAAAAATTAGATCAGATGCTTAACGATGGTGAGTTATCAAATTTATTATTTAACTTACCAAAATTTAGTTCATTTAATCCGATATTTAATTGTAGAACATATGGATTAACTAACAGTGAATATACGCATATGCAGGGAGGTTGTGTTGTTGATGGTTTATGTGTATATGCTAAAACAAAAAACAATCCAACAGACGATTATTGTATGATAGAAGTAGTTGATCCGATAAATGAAATGGTAATACGCACAACAAAGGTAAAAGCAGGACATTGTGATGATATGTGTTACAATCCAACAGATAATTGTTTATATATTATACCGTATGAACATTATGACGGTAGTGTATGGAATAGTATTATTATCATTAACTATGCTACACTAACAATAGTGAAGGAAATACCTAGTGTTATACCAATTATCGGACTTGGATACGATAAAATAACAAATAAATTTTATGCATATGATTCTAACTTCACTTTCTATGAATATAACATAACAAATAACAGCGTTAAAAATTTATTTAATTACAATGAAATTGATTCAAGTAAATTTGTGAAACAGACACTCGCAGTAAATGATAGTAAATTATTTTTAACCACCGCATATCCTAACAACATTTTCTGTATAAGTGTTACGGGATCAACTCTCAGTGTGATGAATTTTCCAATTAGTAACGTAGAAAATTATATGTTTGGGGAGTTAGAATTTTGTGATATAGAAAAAAATATTTTATACATTGGGAGCAGTGTCAGAACACCTTCGTCAAAATATGAACTATCTTGCGTATGGTCAACAAACATTTTAAACGGTCAGGCTGATAGGTTAAGAGGAGGATACGACTCTATCTCCACTGTACATCTTGACAGCAATTATAAAGGGTTGAGACCTACGGGATCAGAAACTAGACCTTTTCCAACGTTAGACGAAGCTATGTTATATGACATAAATAGAAGAACTATTGAGCCACTAAGTGGAAACTATGACGGTCAGGTTTTTGGATTTTGTAGAATACTGTGCAAAAATAATAATGTCAATTTAAACCTTGATGTTCGTACAGGTTTTTGCTCTATTGATGATGCTAAAAGTGTGAAAGGAAACGTTTATAAAGGTGCTATTCTTGAACTTTTAAATTGTGGTGGTAACGGTGATATATATAACGAAGGTGGTATACGCACTAGCACACTATTAACTAATGTCAGTGGAGGAGGATCTATTGAACCTTTATCATCCTCTGTTAAATTTAACGGTAATGCGGGCGGTTTTGTAAGATGTGTTACTGATAGAGAAGATCTTGCTAAATATATTAAAGCCGGAACTGCCGGAAAGTTAATCGTATTCAACGGTATTAAAGAGGGTAAAAATTATAGTAAAACTGTAGCACTATCATATGATAATGTAGTTTCATTACAAAGTGGAAATGAAGTTGTTGTTTCATGTGACGGTGAAGACTTAACTATAAGTATTTCTAATAATACCTTTACAACAACACCGTCTTATAACTTACAGAATTGTTTTATCTATTGCTAAACACATGTTCGAAAACATTAACCCTGTATGTGTTTCCCATACACGGACACA